CTCGGTGAAAGGTGCTCAGCTTCGCAAGGATCTGAGCACCTATCTTGCCGAAAGGGGTGGTTTCACCCCGCAGGAAATCAGCACGGCCTACGATCATCGGATGGTGGTCATCGCGACAAAGGCGATGCTCTACGACCGGCAGATGAGTGCTGCAGCATCGGCAGACACCAAACGGAACAACGTCGCTCCCCAGGTCAGGGCTCCCGGCACCAGCCAGGACAATGACCGCGGGCCGCGGGGTCGCTTGCAGGCTCGAGTCAATCGCCTGGGCCGCACGAACAGCGTGCGCGACGCCGGATCGCTCATCGCCGAAATTCTTTAATTTCGCCCGATCGCGCCGGGGGAAGCATCCCCGGAGTAACTCGTCATGGCTCTACTCGGTAATACGTTCACAACCTACAGTGCTGTCGGTCTGAGGGAAGACCTCAGCGACATCATCTACAACATCTCTCCGACTGAAACGCCGTTTATGACCGGCATAGCCCGCGAAAAGGCGACCGCCGTGTACCACGAATGGCAGAGCGATGCGCTAGAGACGCCAAACGGCGCCAACGCGCAAATACAGGGCGACGACATCAGCACTTACGACGCGGTGGTGCCGACTGTTCGCCTTGGCAACTACTCGCAGATCAGCCGCAAGACGGTCATTGTCTCGATGACCGAGGAAGCGGTCGACAAAGCGGGCAGAAAGAGTGAGATGGGCTATCAGGTCGCCAAGAAGGGGAAATCCCTCAAGCGCGACATCGAGACCATCCTGCTGTCGAACCAGGCCCGCGCTGTGGGCACCGTCGGTGCGACGCCGGCCAAGTGCGCGAGTGTGCTGGCGTGGCTAAAGACGAACGTGGCGAACGTCGTTGCCGGCGGGGCCAATCCCGCGGGCGACGGCACCAACGCCCGCACGGACGGCACGACGCCGGTGGCGTTTACCGAGGCGATGCTGCAGACGGCGCTCGCGTCGATCTGGACCAACAGCGGTGACGAGCCGGAAATGGTGCTGGTCAACAGCAGCCAGAAGACCAAGATCTCGGGGTTTACCGGCAACAATACCCGGTATGTCAATGCCGAGGAAGAGAAGCTCGTCAACAGTATTGATGTCTACGTCTATGACTTCGGTTCAGTAGAAATCAAGCCTGATAGGTTCATGCGTACCAGAGATGCTTTGATCATCAACTCCGATCTCTGGGGACTTGCTTGGCTAAGACCCATCAACCTTGTGGAATTAGCTAAAACCGGCGACAACGAGAAGAAGATGCTCGTCGGCGAATACACGCTGTCCAGCCGCAACGAGGCCGGCTCGGGCGCCGTCGTCGATCTGGTGTAACCGTACCCTCTACGCGGCTGGGGTTGGCCGCGTCGAGGTCAGGCGACCCGTTTCTGGTTCCCTTCCCCTCCCACGGGGGTAACCGGGCGGGTCGCCGTTCTTTTTCAGGACAATGTGATGGCCGAGCTGAGCGACAACACCAACTGGTTCGAGACCGACGCCTCGAACAACAAGGCGTCGCCGAACGGTTGGCCCGAGGGCATGATGCCCAGCGGCGTCAACGATACTGCGCGCGGGGACAAGGGTGCGCTCAAGCGATTCTGGGACCGGATCAACCCGGTACAGCTGATCACGCCTTCCGCTGGGGTGTGGACATTCGCGACGAGCAACACCGCTTACCCGGCCGCTTATGTGCAAGGCGAGATATATACCTTCAAAGCCGCGAACGCCTCGATCGGCGGCGATCAATTCCAAATCAACACGCTCGGGCCGAAGCCAATCGTCAAGGGCGTGGCCTCTGGATGGGTCCCTATTGTCGCGGGGGATATCGAAGGCGCTCTAGCTCCCCAGCTCATCTTTGACCAGGGAGTCAATGGAGGGACGGGCGGGTTTGTCCTCTTAAACCCATATGTGCCGGTCTTTGGTGATGGCGCGGGCGGCATTAGCGCGGGCGGCATTAGCGCGACCGGCATTAGCGCGACCGGTCTTATCCAGACCAATTATAACGGCAGCGGCAGCGGCGGCGAGGCGATCTATGCGACCGCTGGCGGGATCAGGAGCGATGTCGGCGGCACCGCGCTCTATCTTCCTAATGGGAACATCGTTTGCCAGACCATCGCGGTAGCCGGCACCGATGAGGGCGGGCCTGGCAGTGGTGTCGCCATTCGTTGCACGAGCGGCGCGGTCGAAAGCGACCATTTCGGCACCGCCTTTTACGCACCGAACGGCAATGTGGTGTGCGTGAGCCTGACGCAATCTAGCGATATCCGTATCAAGGAGGATATCAAGGACTATCGGTCCAGCTTGAGCGCTGTCCGCAGGCTGCGCCCGGTGACGTACGCCCATAACGGTAAGGGCGGCACGGTGCGTAGCGGGCGGCGGCATATCGGCCTGATCGCCGACGAAGTATTGTCCGTCATGCCGGAGATGGTCGGCACGATCAGTAAACTCCTCGATCCCGGCGACAGTGTGCCGACCGAGCTGAAGACGCTCGATACGACGGCGCTGATCTTTGCCCTGGTTAATTGTTGCCAGGAGCTGGCGGCGCGCGTCGAAGCACTGGAACATGTCCGAGACTGACTGGCGGTTTCTATCCCGCGACCCCACAACGGGCGCGGTCGAGCATTTCAAATATGACGCCGCCGAGGACCGCTGCATCATCCGGCGCTCCTGGGATGCTGGCCCGGTCATCGAGGGTAACAAGCGCTCACAGGACGAAACCGGCTGGAACAAGGACAAATCGATGCGCCTGGCCGCGCGCATCCCGCCCGATGTCCAGCTCCTATGGTTGGAGCGGTATGGTATTGAAGCCTGGAACAAGTCCCACAAGAAGGCCGTGATCAGGCTGCTAAACGATAGCGAGTGGTCGCACCTTCGTTATGGGAGGCGGTTTGTCATTTGATTAAGTGCCTTGCCCTGCCGTACCTCGCCGCGCCTTACCCGGCCTGGCCTTGCCCGGCCTCGACCAGCCGCGCCCTACCATGCCCCGCCCAGCCTGACCAAACCCGGCCCAGCCACGCCATGCCTAGCCCGTCTTCTACCATATCACTGAGCGTGCTGCTGGAGAACTGATATGGCCTTGGACAGTTACCAGAACTTGCAAGGCGCGGTTTTGGACTGGCTCGCGCGTCCGGGCGACCCGCTGGTGGCGCCGGCGGTGCCTGACATGATCACGATGTTCGAGGAAGAGGCCCGCGACCGGTTGCAGACAAGGTTTACCGAGAAGCTGATCACGATCACGCCGGACCCGAACAGCGACACGATCCCACTGCCGCTCGACTACGGCCAACTGCGGTCGATCTGGATCAATACGAACTACGGCCGCCGGCATTTTACCTATCAGACGCCGCGCAATATGGATGAAAACTTCTACTGCCTCGCTGGCTATCCGATTGCTTTCACCATCGAAGGGCTCAATCTGCGCATGGTCGGCAATGCTGGCGATACGCCGGACCCGATCAATATTGGCTACCTGTCGGGCATTGCGCCGTTGAGCGATACGGTCTCGACCAACTGGCTGCTGACGCAGTACCCGAGCGCTTACCTCTGGGGGACGCTGGCTTATGCCGCGCCTTACATCGGCGACGACCCGCGCGCGCAGATGTGGCTAGCCGGGCGCGAGACGGCGATCGAGCGCATTCGCCTGGCTGATCGGCGGGCGAAATATCCAGCGGGCCTGATGATCCAGACTGATGTGATGCGGGCCGGGCGGGGCGCTAGCGGCAGTCAGTCGCCGATCCCGCCAGCGCCGCCGCCGGGCCCGCCGTCCGGGGGCATCTCGCCGGCTGACGGCGCGATCGTGACGCTGACCGATACGACGCCGGTCTATGTCAACAACGCGGCCACGCTCAGCTCGCTGACCTTCAAGCTGCCGCCGCCGCCGGGGGCAAACCTGCTGCTCGAGATCAGCTTCCGCAACCCCGTCACCGTGCTGAGCATCCAGGATTACAACGGCGTCGCTATCCCCAATACGCCGACCAATGCCTATGGCCCCGGATCGGGGCTCGAGTTCCGCTATGTGACCGGCACCGGCTGGGTCTACTGGAAGTGACCTAATGCCCGGCTTGCTAGACCCGCAGACGCCTTATACGGGGATGATGGGATCGGCCGATGAACAAATTCCGTCGTTGCCGCCGTGGCTGCCGCCGGATGTGCAGCGATACATGCAGACCGCGCCCTCGACCGGCGAGGGTGAGATGCCCGCGCCGGGGCCTTGGCCTTACTCTTACCGGGGGCTTATGGATGAAATGCTGGCGCGCAT